CTCAGTGAATCCACCAATATAGCTCCAAGTTTCTCTGTTACCCGGTTCTATATAGCTCCAAGTTTCTCTGTCGCTAGATTCTTTCGTGAATATCTGTGGCACTGATCTGAATTGCTTTCCGGCAATTCTCATCAGCTCATCTTGATCTTCTTCAGTTACTTCGCTCAAATCAATATATGTGAAATCTAATCCATTCTGTCTTAGAAGACTCTTAGCCTGATTACAATAGCCGCACGTTTTTGTTCCATAAATTATATGCATAATATATTCATCCTCTAAGTTTTGTTACATGTGTCCTATGTATTTTACAGTTAATAATGCCATTATAATAATCATCTGATAGAAGGACTTCTCTATCAAATTGTTCTTTTGCCTCTAGATACGACATAGTGCCACGTGTTGGACACAAGTGCAATATCTCTCGGTGAAACGCTTTGCTACCATGTGCTTCAACTAGTAGCTTGACTTCTTCACTCGATCCATAATAAGTCATCCAATCAGATTCCTTGATGACCTTGCGCTTTCTAGTCTTACCTTTCAGTGGCGGTAAAGTTCGCTTAGATTGAAACAACTTCTTTCCAACGTACTTCTTTTTGTTCATGAGGTCAGTGATAACATACACAAATCCAACGTAGTCTCCTATCATGTCGCTAGTGAACTCTACATCGTTAAGATACCACACTTAATTCCATCCCTCTTCGTTTTGCTCATCCCAATCTTCGATCTCTGATTCTTCGTAATCCACTTCTGATCCACATATTGGACAGTATGAAATTGGGTCTTCCATATTAATTGTTTCTACAGTACATTCACTATCACAATACTCGCAGACTAAATCTTGTCTCTTCATAGTTTTTCTACCCTTATGTTGCAGGACGTGAGAAAATCTATCCCCTCTGTATTCCTGTATGATGTTCTATAATATACGTTCTTGATGCCAGTACCATAGACCAACTTTGCACATTCTATGCACGGCGCATGAGTTATATATATGTCTGCGTCTAAGCCACTCTCACTCGATCTAGCAAGCTTACTTATAGCGTTAGCTTCTGCGTGTATTACCTCAGTCTTAGTTACCGTAGTGCATGTTCCCAGTTCGTGGTGTTGAAAAGTATCCTCACACACATTGTCCCAGCCAGATGGTGTACCGTTATAACCAATAGATATAATGCGATTATCTTTTACGACAATGGCACCAACTTTCAATCTAACAGCAGTTGACAGAGACCCGAAGGTCTCTGCCGTTTTCATATAAGCGTCTTGCCACTTATTCATAATGTAGCCCTGTATTATTTAAGCTGGACAACCATTGCCATCAACTCCACAAACTTCGCCTTCAGACGCATTTGCGTCCCAGCCCCAATCACCTTCCATACCATTAACAGAGTACTCAGTGACACGCTTCTCAAAGAAGTTGTCATGTGAAGCACCGTTCAGTACCCAATCTAGCCATGGCATAGGATTCTCTTTTACTCCAAACTTAGGCTTCATGCCCAACTGAAGTAATCGACGGTCAGCAATGTGTCGAATATATTGCTTCACTTCTTTCTCAGTGATGCCTTCTTGATCTTTGCCAGCAAAAGCCAGCTTGATGAACTTGTCTTCTAGCGTAACAGCGTTAGTAGCCATCTCATAGACTTTAGATTTCAACTCGTCATTAACAATGCGTGGATGCTCTTCTACAAACTCCCGGAACAATTTAGCGTTACCTTGAACATGCATAGTCTCATCACGAATAGACCACTCAACGATTGTTCCCATACCTTTCATTTTGCCAAAACGCTGAAAGTTCAATAACATCACAAAGGATGCGAATAGTGACATCCCTTCATTAAACACAGACTGAGCCACTACGAGAGCGAGACCTGTATGCGAATTAATATTACCCTCTTTCATAAAGTCTAGCTTGTCTGCCATCTCAGAGTATTCAAGGAAAGTGTGAAACTCTTCGTCTGGTAAACCCAGTGTATCATTCAGTAAAGCATATGCACGTTGATGCACACCTTCACGATTAGCAAATGACGCAAGCATGTTGCGGATTTCATTGTTCTTAAATTTTGGAATCATCAGTTCGTGATAGTTCTCACCAACTTGTACATCCGACTGCGTGAACAATCGAAGAATTTGGGTCACAAAGTCCTTCTCATCTTCAGTTAGTTTTGTTTTCCAGTCTTGAACATCTTCGCTCAATTCTGCTTCGTCTTCGACCCAGTGGATCTCTTCGTGCTTTTTAGTTAACTCTACTGCCCATGGGTAGTGAAAGGGGCGATAGCTTTTTGATAAATCTAATAATGACATGTATTCTCTTTCCTTTAATGTTTGTTTGTTATGTGCTTAGCCTTCGCAAGCTCTACACTCTTCGCCTTCTTCTGTGACGAGTGGTTTGTTTAAAAAGTCCATCAACTCATTATATCCGCCTACATATTCACCTGCGATATATACTTGCGGCACACTGTTGACACCTTTGCGTCCAGTTACTTCTGCGGCTGATTTGCCGATCTCTTTGAGGTCAATCTTGTCGAATGGAATACCTCGTAGCTTTAACTCTTCCATAGCCATGGAACAGAAAGGACAATCTTTTTTGGAGTATACAATGCTACGCATATCTCCAGCTAGTGCTACTCGTTCTACTTTCTCACTAACGTTCTCTGCACGTTGTTTTGCCTCTGTACGCAGATAGTACAGCCCTTTGAGTCCTTCTTTCCATGCACGTAAGTGTACTTGACTCACGTAGGATTTAGGAGCTCCTGCAGGGAAGAATAGATTAACTGATTGTCCTTGACAGATATACTTCTGTCTGTCTGCGGCATGTTGTACCACCCAGTTCTGATCTAGTTCATCAGCAGTTTTAAATATAGCCTTTTCGCCTTCTGTTAAGAATGGCAGGTGTTGGACTGAACCCTTTTTAGTAATAATAGAAGTCCAATTAGTGTCATTGTTCTCTCCTTTAGATGTTAACAGTCTTGATAGATACTTGTTCTTCACCAAGAAAGAGCCAGCACGTGTTCTATGAGTGTAAGCATTAGCTTTCAAAGGCTCGATAGAAGGAGACGTGGCTAGGATTACGCCAGATGATGCGTTAGGCGCAATTGCAAGCAAGTGTGAGTTACGTCTGCCCGAACCAATGCCGTCTGGGTACTCACCACGCTCTACAGCTAGTCTCTCAGTCTCAGCTACAGCTTGTCTCTTAATCTGACTGAAAACGACATCATTGATCTCTTTAGCCTTCTCTGACTCCCAAGCAACGCCGTGCTTTTGCAGTAAACTGTGGAATCCCATAGCACCAAGTCCTAGAGAGCGTTCACGACCAGCACTAAACTTGGCACGTGAGATAGTATCAGGAGCATTCTCAATGAAGTACTCGATAACGTTATCTAGCATACAGATAAGATCAGCGACAATAGACGTATCTTTCCACTCGTCATAGTACTCTAGATTCAAAGATGATAGACAACACACAGCAGTACGATCTTCGCTAGTAGGCAAATGAATTTCATTACATAGATTAGAGCCGTTGATCTTCAGACCCAAGTCTTTCAGAGGCTGAGGCAGATCACGGTTAGCAGTATCTATGAAATTCATATAAGGCTCACCAGTTCTGAAACGTGTCTCTATGATACGCTCCCACAGTTTACGAGCATCTACGCTGTCTTTAACACTTCCATCTTTTGGATCACGGAGGTCAAAAGATTTGCCTTCTGCCGCGGCATGCATAAACTCATCAGTAATGTTTACAGCATTATGCAAGTTCAAAGCCTTGCGCTGAACATCACCTGTAGGAATACGCATGTTAAGAAATTCGATGATGTCTGGGTGAGAGATATCCATATATGCCGCATAAGAACCCTTACGAGTTTTACCCTGACGATATGCAATCATATCAGCATCTACTGTATGAAGAAAAGGCATAGGTCCAGGTGCTACATCTGATACAGTGCGTACATCAGACCAGTGACCGCCTACTCCGCCACCATAAACAGATAGCCAACGTAACTCAGAAGTGTGACCTAT